CGTATAAGAGTGAGTTTACTAGGCCCCTTGTTAACACCTCTCAATAACACAGCACTTCTACGTCCGTATACACACACCGTTGTCCACCTTCCTCTACATCCACATATATCGTGCAACTATAAAACACCCAATGATCACAACGCAAATCACCAACGCTGTAATCTGCTCTTCGTACAATTTCATTATTCTCCTTCCAGAATACGTATTCCAGTAACATTTACCAAGGCAGGTTCCCGCTTATCCAAAGCAAGAATAATCCAATTGCTACCGTCCCGGTAACACTTGCCAAAACGATCAGGCCCCACTTGAATCGAAACCAGATAAAGCCCTCGGCCATATCGTAAATATCGTTCTTATCCATTACTTCCACCTATCGTTGATCATCCACCACAGTCCAACGCACATGCACTCGATGCACAAACAGATCAGAATACCGAACCAAACCCCACTCAAGAAACCATCCATCATTAACCCCTCCCACTAACAATCAACACCATAACCATAATCCCAAACCAAGCACCAGCACAAAACGCAACAATCCCTATCAGCCATTCCATCTCAAAACCCCGTTCCAACTCCCGCGATAGTAAGCCCCAACACTTATCTCGTTGCCCGTCTGATCCCCGGGCTGGCCATACGCAACCCCACCGAACTCGTTTATATGCGCCCCCACAAGCTGTTGCTGCCCGATATAAATCTCCACGTGTCCCGTACCCTGAAGCTGCGACCCTTCGAAAAGCACGATATCCCCGCGCACAAGCTGGTCAGCCGACGGGTTGCCAGGAATCCACTGAAACCCCAACCCCTGGAAGATCGAGCGCATAGTATAGGTGGAAGGAGAAGGCCAAGGCACCTCGAATCCGTTCTCCCTAAACGCCCACGAAACGAGGCTGGAGCAGTCGAAGTCCACGCCCCCGTCTCGCGTCGGCTGATCGTAGCCGTGGGACGGGTCATCTGCAATCGAGATTGCCCATTGCACGGCTCCTTCGACGCCAGAGCCTCCAGGGGCGGTCGACCCGCCTCCGTTGTTCAGGTTCACCGCCGACAGCTTCTCGAATATCTGGCATCTAGTCCAAGAATGCCTCCACCTGTTCAGTACATAAAGGTTCTGTTCCCAAGTCCCTTCTGTCTTGAACCGGTAGAACATGTCATCATTGAAATAGATATAGCCGTCCTGGCCTATGGTTCCGATATAGGCGTTCTCCGCCTGGTTCTTGCGTCGGGCGTTTATGATAACCAGTTCCGCCATCAGTAGTACCTTCCTAGCTTTTTCATATGTTTTATGAACTGCCTAAGATGGTATTGGGCTTCTTTTCCCTCTTCCGGGTCGCATACTTCAAGAGCTTTTTTTCCGCAGTCGCAAATTCGAATTTTTACTAAGGCTGAAATATATATGTCGGTTTCTACCACGTGTTCAATGTCCTCGATTGTATAACACTCATTTTCAACCATTTCAACGGTATCAATCATATTTCCATGTTTGTCGGTTATTATCATTACAATCCCATCCTAACAATATCTCTGAACTTAGCCGCCAACGATTGAGACTCATAGTAAACAGAACCCATGTCATAAGCCTTCTTCAAGTCCTTCAAGTTCCTCGAACTCTTGAACCCTTTAAGCAACAGCGAGTTCGGCTCATGTGTCTCTGTAGTAGCAGCATACACCGTTCGACACTGTTTGTCAACGCTCTCGCTAAGTATATAGCAGCCGTTTCTGTAGTCCCTCCAAACACCGATCAAGTCATCGTAGTAGATGAAAGTGAACTGGTATTCAGCGTCCTTGCTCTTTTTGGTGATAAACGTATCCCTATCGCGCAGAAATTTGTTCTCGGTCGCGTAAGCTGTATACGCGCAGTCTCCAAGCGCCTTGTAGAACCGCGTGTTCTTCTTCGCCTTGATAAGCTCGGGAGGTGCCACGAGCTGCACTAGCATATCTCCGCGCTTCCAAATGTCCGATTTGAAAGGCATCGACAAGTCCAGGTAGTCGAAGTAGGGATTCGTCTGCGAGATGGCATTCCCTAGAAACCAGCAGCGCACGTCGTAGTCACGCGCTCCAGGACGAGCTACCGACTCGTACAGCTCGAAGAAGGCTGTTACCTCGTCTGCAATATAGCGCTGCTGCGAGGTGGTCGTGTCAATGATGAACTCGTCGAACACGATATCGCGCACGTTGATAACGGCGTCTGACTTCATCTTTCGAGCTGTAGACAGCGCTTGCGCGTATCCTATTACTTCTTTGTCCATGTGGAGCACGTTCGCCTCCGTCCAAAGCGCGTGGCCTTCGAATTCTACTTGAACGTGGTTGAACAGGCGCCCTTGCTTGGAGGTGGTGAGGGTTTTCAACTCTTCCTCGCTTCGGCGAAGGTAGAGGAAGTTGTACCCGTACTTGATATGTCGTTCGATCAGGTACTTCAAAAGCCCGTAGGTCTTGCCGGCGCCTCGGATGCCGAGGATGAAGTTGAACAGACAGTTGTGCGATACTGTCCTCGGTATGTCCCAGTACTTAGAAATAGTATCCTCCTTATGCCTAGTATGCGACAGGCCGCCGATCATGCCATGCAAGACGGCGGCCCTCGCATAAGGGTGCTAACCGAAAGGGGAGGAACGGAGCGGGCTTTTCTCCGTGTCGCCGGGTGCGGGTTTTATCCCGTGCCCCACCAAGCGAGAAACCAACTTACCTTGCGGCGCAAGTACAGTATACCCTACTTCTTCTCGATTGTCACCTTGTATTCGGAGTTTTCCAGGGTCGACAATTGTTCGCCCGCGTAAACATCTCCGGCGTACTTTTTCCATGCGGCCCTATCCCCGAAGAAGTGGTTCACGTCCAAGTTGCCGTCGTACCCTGGCACGTTGCCGTCGCTCGCGTACTGCCAGCAAGCTACCAGCCCGTCCGTTTCAGGCGACTCTCCTGGGTCGTAGTCAAGAGTGGGCCTGATCACGTTCGGGTATTGCGCCACCCAGCGAGCGCAGTTGGGCTCAACGCCTCCCTGGTTGAACCGCCAAGGGTTCGCGTATATCCATGGCCAGATGCCCGTTTGATCGTGCACCGTGCGAACGAAAGTATTGACCCATTCCACCGACTGGTCGCCTTCCCAGTCAAGCACAGGGATACCTTGTGAGAAGTAATCAGCGCAGTTGTTGATAAAGTACGTTGCCTCATCCACTGCACCCTTGGTTCCTGCGAAGTGGTAGAAGCCCCAGCAAAGTCCGAGTTCCTTAGCCTGCTGAACTTTAGGGTCGCAGTAAGGGTTGACGTATCCGGTGCCTTCGGTCGCTTTCACGATTACGAAGTCGATTCCAAGGGGGCTAAGGTCGATATCCCCCTGGTGACTGGAGATATCGATTCCCCTAAGCATTCTTACCACCGCTTACAAGCCCTTTGATATCTTCCCGAAGCTCCTTAATCTGCGTGACAATGTCTCCAAGAGTAGCTGTAAAGTCCTTAAGAGTACGATTGTACAGGTAAAACATGCCCACGCATGCAACGATAGGGAAGCCCAGACTACCAATAAGAGTGACAATATCGTTAACATTCATTTCTATCCCTCCTTAATACCAGTTGTCCGAAATATTGAAGTTCATACCAGAGAAGTAAACGTGGCCTGTCGTATAGTCGAAGGGAAGTGTTATAGTGCCGTCCAGGTTCACGGTAAGGACTGCTATTCTATCTTCCGTTCCATCGTTTGCAACTACCGGGACTTTCACGACCTTTCCCGGCCTGCACTCTTCTGGCAGGGTGGCAACCTCCGACCCGGCGGTATAGCCCGCCAGGTCGCAGTCGCCGATGATCTGCACATCGTTCGTGCAGCTTAACATGACAACGTCTTTGTCGAAGGTGGCCGAGGAGGCCGGTACGAGCGTGTACCGGCCTTTGAACGTTGTCCAGAAGTTAGGGTTGCCTCCGCCTGTAGGTTCGTCAGCCATATTAAATAGTTATCGGCAAACAGTGATTGAAGCACAACCCAAGAGAGCCGGATGGCGAATCTCCCTGATACTTTTTCATTCTTCCGTTTTGCATAATTTGAACACCATTTGCTTGTCCATCGTCCAAGGAATAGACAACACCAAAGTATACGTTTTTTCCGACGGGAATTACCCACGAAGGCACCGTATCTATTAGGTTATCGTCGCTTACATTAAAACCATGCGCTCCTTGCAAGTAAATTGCACCGTTTATCATGGAATATTGCAGGTTCCCATGCAATTCGTTTCGATCCCTAAAAGTATCAGCATTATCATATTTTACAGCGTTATAAATTATATGCGCCATAAACAAAGATCCAGCTGGATTAGGATGAATATCCGATCCACCAATATAATAGACAGATTTATCTCCAATTCCCCAGGTGTAACAACCCTTAGCACAGAAACACTTGTTCTCTTTAGCTGCGTCAGAGATAGCCACATTAGCTTCCATCAGCGAATATATAGGGTGAGTCCAGTCCCATAGACAGGGAAATACACACACTTTAGCATTTACAAAGGAATCTACAGCATTTTTAATAGTCGTAATTGCGGCAGATTTAATTGTTGACGCTGATTGAACATCATTTCGCCCACCTATAATCAACACATAATCAATATCGGCGGTATTACCTACACCGGCTTTTGCGTTATTAATTTGCACGTTAAAATTGGTGGTTCCATTCGTTGAAACAAACCCTGTACCGCTTACAGAGTAATTTAGAATGTTCCAATCTGACGCAAACGTTTTCATTTGTGTTGGGATAGACGTTCTGCCGTTATCATCAGTGCAATAACTATCGCCAATGATTACTACATTTTTCACACTCTTTACTTTAACAAAACGTTCGTCAGATTGAGATTTAGTATAGACATTATTAAGTTTATTAGTAACGTCGCCTTCAATTCCGTCCATTCTATCGTTAAGGGTTGTTGTATTGTTATCAACATACTCTTTAAGATTAGCAATTGCTACTTCGTTATTGTTGCTAGAGCTTTCGTTACTTTTCATTGTGGAGTCTATTTTATTCATAGTTTCATTCCAGTCGCCCAAATACGACGGACGATCATCAGCTAGATAAAGGGGAAGCTTGTAATTAAGGGTTTCCTCGGAATAGCTCATTTAATTCTCCTTATGATCAAAATATTCGGCCAGAACATTATTTTTAGGTATTGCATTATTAACTTTATCGGCAAATGCAACTGCTGTTTCATTGTTGGTAATACCCATTGCAACCAAAAGATCAACACTTGATTTAGCCGCCTGTTGTGCGGCTTCCGCCGCCTGTTGTGCGCTTGTGGCAGCCGTTTGTGCAGTTTCAGCCGCCCTCTGTGCAGTGGCAACACCAGTTTCATTGCTCTTTAACGTTGTATCAATCGTAAGAAAAGCTGGGTTCAGGTCGTTAATAAACGATGGGTAATCGCTCCCTATCCATTGTGGAAAATTAAAGTTTTCAGTATGATTTGTGCTACTCATTAATTTCACCTCCGTGTTCAAAATACCATGCCAATATATCATTTTTCATTACGTAATTATTAACACACGGGTCGGGGTTTGGTAAAGTTTCTTTGCTATAATATAGCATATTATACAAATCAAATACTTTCGCTGTAAGATTATATCCGTCTCTGACGGTAACTGATAATTGCAGGTTGTCAATGGTTCCAGCATAGTCAGCATAATATCGCAACCAACCATATACATTTCTTATTACTTGTTCAATAGGCCTATTTTTTATTCCGTAAGTAGGATCAAATACTATCACCTTTCCAACTGTCGCCTTTTTAATTAACTCTTCCAACCTATAAACTTCTGAATTTAATTCATTTAAAACGATAGAAATATTATTTGCTAATTTATCCCCCCATTCTTTATCTTGGTTATTTTGAGATGTTGTAAAAAAATCTATGGTGACATAAGTATCGGTTAGACTATTAAATTCTTCAATCACCTCATTTACTTTTTTGCATAAATTATTTAGTTGTTCGTAATACGAAATTTCATCTGCATATGCTGATGGAAGAACTCGATTAGACGGGAACCCGCACAACATAATGCCCTCCTTACCATATCGTCATGAAACATTGGGCCAATTCTAGATCATGCACTATGTCGTTGTCAATGTTCAGGAACGTGTCGCGGTAAATACGCAGGAGCTCCGCTTGCGGGCGCACATATCCTGACTCGTTGTGGTTCACGGTGTTCTCATACGTGCCGCTCGCGTGCCCGCTCCCTGTGCCCGAGTCGATGGTAACGTTAGTCGCGTACTGCATTTCCTTGATCTGGGCCGGGATCATCTCATTTTGAGGCGTGTCCTGGAATACGTCGGTCGTGTCGGACGTGGATGTGGAGTCCGTCGTGGAAGAGCCGAATGCCTTGTCGACGTTCTGGATATTGCGGTCTCCCAAAGGCTCCATGTTCTTGGCCAGAACTTCCGACTCGTATAGCTGATTATAGTACGGCATGATCAGAAACATCGCGTCGCGCACGAACATGCGCCAACGACCCACCGTCTCCGCCCCAATCTCTCGCGTGTAGTAGTGGCGTATGATCTTGTTGTTAAGCGTCTCGCGGTATGCCTCCTGGAAAATCGGATAATCATCAAGGCCGATATCCGAGTAGATAAGAGGCCAGTTAGCCTCGATGTTCTCCACAAGCCTAGACTGCAATCCCTGCTCTACGATAAACCTAAGCTCTGTCGTGTACTTGCTCATTTACTTCCCTCCCTTCAATGCATTCTTGACACGCTTCCAAAGCGTCTCGGTATCGCCTGGCTCCATACCCGCCTCCGACTCCACCGTATCTTCGCCATCAGCGCCCTGGATATAGATGCCAGTCCTGAAGTCAACGTCGATGCTCAACCCGAACAGCTCGTTTACCTCCTTGCAGAACTGCTTGCGGGCATTGAGGCGCGTGAAGCGCTGCGCCTCCACATCCCCCATGTTGTTCAGCACCTCGTCAGATACCATGCGCTCTTTCTTGTCGGTTTTGGCGTTCTCGATCCCGAGGAAGGTAAGCGCCTCGTTCCATATCTGGTGCTTGACGATCTGCACTTGGTCAGCCACGTAAGGAGACACCGTGTCCAGGACTTCCACACCGGTCAAGTCCAAGTCCTTATCGGCCCAGCACACGGGCATGAACCCGTCCACCTGGGCGAAGAGGTTCTGGAGCGACAGCCTTTGCTTCTCCGTGCACTTGACGATGCGCGGCGTTTTCTGCTGCGCGACGTTGGTGTACACGGTACGCTCGCACTGCCAAAGCATCTTGGCATAGAGGTCAAGGGTTAGGAAGGTCGGGGTGCGGGTGTTGTTATTAAAGCAGATCACCGAGTTGGTGATATCGCAGGGGATGTTGTTGTGCTGCGGGTCAACCGAGTACGCCGTTCGCTCCTTGGGGATGTTGTAAATGTCGAAGCCGCCCTGGAGAAGCACCTGCATGACGGCGTAGCCCTCGGGGCTGCGCTGGTAGGGATCGTCCTTGATGGCCTCGTCGTAGAGGAAAACGAATGCACCGTTCCGGAGAAGCCACCATTCCATCTGGCGTTCGTTGATGCCTGCAGGGAGGTTCTTCCACTCGAACACGCTGATAGCGAGGTCATATAGGCGCCACATGTACATGAGGTACGTATCCTGGTTCAGGTAGTCGTTTTCCTGTTGAACCTTGTTGCCTTTAAGGCCCTTGGGGATGCCCCCGTTCGGGAGGCGACCCCAATTGTAAAGCGAATCCATTCATGCCTCCTAAACTATGCCGTTGGGCAGTGCGTAGTTTCCGATATCGTCAGTATGCCAGAAAGTCAAACCCCGGTCAAACAGCGCGTTTATCATAGACAGCACATCTGCGGGTGCCCGCCCCGTGACTGCAGAGCCGTTGGTCTTTACGTAGTTCCACGCAGCGCGGCCCGTGATGTTCGGCACCTTGTTGATGGACACGAGATACCCGTACACCGAGAAGAAGTCATCGATCTGCCGTGCAATCTCGGCGCGGCACGTGTACTTGCGTATGCCCATGGTGTATGAGCCGATATTTACCAGGCCCGCAGTGGAGTTGGTTCCCCCTCGCGTCGTGTTCGGCTGGCGGCTCGCCTTGGAGATTGCTGCATAGGTGTTGACCAAGTCCTGGCCTCCGTCGATTGCCGCGTTGGCCATCCCCGGAATATCGAGGCGCGTCGCTGCATTGCCCACTGCCTGGCCCGCGTCGATTCCGGCGTTTAGAAGCGGCAACTCGGTGAGCGAGTTCGTCTTCCAGCCCATGATATCCACTTGCGACTGGCCGACGGCGTTGGCGAACGCCTGGTATACCCAGTTGCACGTGGGATACTGGTCTAGCTGGATGCACCCTTCCACGAAGCGGTTCACCCCGTTGTAATTCAACGGGATATAGTAAAGCCTCGAATTGGAATCGCAACCGCCGGTTTTCTGCAAGGACACGGTTCCAGGCGTCCCGAAGAACTCCAGGCGGAGCTGCTGGGTCTGACCCGTGAAATTCGTGACTTCGGCGTACTCGAAAGGATAGCAGAACATCTTGTTGTTCTTCGGCACGTACCCGTCCAGGTTGGTGAACCCGAGGTTATAGTTCAGGGTTGTCGAAGGCGTGGGAGATGCGGCATCTACCCAGTAGCCCCATCCATTGTCCTTGGCCACGAGGTTGGGGATCGCGCTGCGAGGAACCATGTACACGGCGCTGATGGCGTCTTGCTGGCCGTTGTTGGATAGAGCTGTCATGAACCCTTTGAGCTGATCGACCGTCAGAAACACAGAGAGACTAGTTCCAGAAACGACGCCCATATAGCGGTCTCCGCCGTTGTTGACATAGGTTCCATCTTTCAGCGGTTCTACGGCGCTGGACACCACCATATAGCAATCCATGTCGTTATTGTCAAGTGCGCTGTAGGTGCATTTTAGCTCACCGGGGTTGATACCTTCGTCTTTGATGTGCGCTCCGATAGAGTCATCGTTCACGTGCTCGCGCTCTACCATGCAGGACTTCACGGTGCAGTCGGGAAACCACGTCTGCATGATATCGGTTTGAAGATAGAGCCTAGAGGACGTAGGGTTAACGTACTCGATACGCAGGATGAACGAGTAGAACCAGCGCGAACCGTAATTCGCGTTTTGGAACATGCAGTAGTTCATGCCGTACAAAGATTCCGCGTTGTAAGGAACCGTAACAGCATTGTCCATGCGCTGGTACGTGTAGTCCTCGGTGCCCGGTGTGCACATCGCCTTTATCGAATTGAACTGCGCATCCCGACTCGGATAGTAGCGGACATGCCGATACGACGGGTTCCACGGCACGGTGCCGAAGTAAACCTTGGAACTTGGCTGAAAAGACATACTCACCTCCTAAAGAAAAGGGAGGGCTTTCGCCCTCCCGCCATCGGGCTAGGTTTATGCACCCGTGTTCCCGTTTACCGTGATCGTGGCGTTGCCTGCCTTGGTGGGGTCGCCCACGCTGGTTGCCGTGACGGTGAGAGATGCCGCCGTCTCGTCGGCAGCCACGTGAACCTTGCCGCCGTTGACGTAGGTGCCGGAGCTGGCATTGCCGGCAATCGACCACGTGACGTTCTGGTTGATGATGCCGGTGCCGGCCACCTTGGCCGTAAGCATGACGTCCTGGCCCTTGTCGACGGATGCAGTCGTGGGAGAGACGGTAACGCCCGTCACGCTCCAAGCCTGGGAGGTGTATGCAACGGCCTGGCTGAATGGGGAGATGGAGAACGTCTTCCACAAGTGCAGCCAGTAGTTCCAGTAAAGGCCCTGGCCGTTGTACTGCTCGGTCATGTTGCGGAAGTTGTCCCAGATCTGCAGGAAGGTTCGGGACACCAGCACTGCCGGGCACGAGTTCAGGGTTGCCACCTCGTCCTCGGTGAACTTATGGAAGTTCGGGTCGACCTCGCCGGTGTCGGGATCGGTGAAAAGAAGGGTCAGGCGCTCCCAGTCATGGCTCGCCAGGTCATCGACCGTGACGATGCGGCCCATGAGCTCTCGGTACTCGATGTTGAACGCCGTGGCCAGAACGTTCATGTTCATCGTCGCACGGAAACGGGCATCCATGATAAGGTACTGATCCTCGAAGTCCGTGTGCGTGGTGACGCCAGACATGGTGTACTTCGTGGACTGGAAGCGCAGAAGCTCGCTCATGGCCTGGAACTCGGTGGCCACGTCCACGGAGTTCTCCTTGGTGGCCTCGGGGATGGCAGCCGGCTGGATGTAGCCGCGCACGATCGCGTTAGCCACCATGTATTTCATCATATAGTATTCGTCGGTGTTAGCCGCCGTGTAGAGCGAGTCCACGATACGGGCGATAAGGTCGGAGATGCCTGTCCAGGAAAGGAACGCCTGGCGGAGCTGATCGTTCGAGATCGTCACCTTGTAGAACTTCTGGTAGTTCATGCGATGGAACGCGGCACGCACGTCCGGAATCTCGCGCTTGAAAACGTCCGTCTCGGCCTTGGAGGGAGAGTAGCCGAACGGACGGGCGATGTTGACGTAGATTTCCTCGATCGTCTCACCGAACTCCAGCCAGCCCTGCTTCATAAACTCCCAGGGGTTGTCGTAGAGCTTTGAGGTGATGATCGTCATGCCGATACGGTTGACCAGCGCATGGAGGAATGCGTTCGCCGCAGGCTCGTAGTTGGTAATATAATCGCCGATGACGTGAATGGAATCCGTCGATGAATTAACCACGATGCGGCCCTGCACGTCGCGCGTGACGGCGTTGTTGCCGTTGGCGGCGCTTCGGGCGATGAGCGGTTCGGCAAGCTCCGGGTTCTCGGCAAGGGTCGCGCTCATGACCCCGACGGGATCGATGCTCTTGCGACTGGCTGCAATCTCTGCTTTGGTAGGCTTGGTAGGCATAAATTTTCTCCTTAATCCTCGTAGGCGTCTCGCGCCTCGAACAGCTCGCGGAACGACTGGGGCGTCCCGTCTCGTTTAATGTCTTTGGTCTGGTTGCGCATCACCTCTTCGCGGTCGGTTTCGCGGCCGCCGAAGAACCGGTCGGCATAGCGCCGCTTCCATTCGTCGCGATCGACGATAGCCTCGTCACGTTCTGCAGCGATACGGTCTCGCTCGGCCTCTACTTCGGCGTACCCGTCTCGATTTCCCCACTTCTCGTCCAGGTCGGCCGCATCTCGGTCGATCTCCGCCGCCATTTCCAGGCGACGGTCTTCGTCCGGCTCCATCGCCAGGTCGCGAAGCGTCGGCATGAATCGACTTGCCATAGATACCTCCTCATTTGTGAATAGTAAACATTGTATCTTCCAATATTGTACCACCTTTCACGTCTTTTGGCTTCAGCTTTCCCTCGAACGAATTCCCATACTCGAAATTCTGCATGGTGACGTGTTGGTGGCACCGGGTAGGCATGCCCGCGCAGTGGATGATGAGTTCGCCTCCTTCCTCGAAGCAGTAGGTTTTGGCCCGAAGCGCCTTGAAGCGGTCGAACTCGTGCTCGCGCTTCCAAGCACCCAGCTCCGTCTCGTGAACCCGGATTCCTGCAGGCGACTCCGTGCCGATAAAATAGCACGAGTCGGTGTCGGAGTACAGCCACCTGTCATAGTTCGCCTGGGCGGCGGAAATTGTGAACGAGCGCGCATAGGCCGTGATGAAGGCTCCTGCAGGAAGGTACACGCCTTCCTTGTACTCTTCGGGCAGCAGTCTGAACTTCACCACCCCATCCTCTAGGTACGGTGCGCGGGACTGCTTGACAGGGTTGGTAGCCATCTTGCCGTAGAGCGAATTGAGCAGCAGCTTGGCAATCGTGCGCATGCCTTCGTTGCCCTCGATCGAGGCTTTGGTCTTGACCTCCGTCCACGTGTCAACATAGTCGCGGAACAAGTACTTCGACCCCTTGAACTTGTAGCCCCTGATATAGCGAATGTCTCCTATTTCGTAGTGCTTTTTCAACATCTCCAGATCGACCTGCGTCAAGCACATTACCTGCGGGCCGTGCGAGTCGGTGATATACTCGGTTGCCCCGAACATGCGGTTTCCTTTGAGCTGCAGGCACGGAATGAAACCGGGCCTGATCTTGAAGTCCGCTTCCACATACTGAATATATAGCGGGTATTCTGGGTCGTAAACGTATTCTCCATCATAAACTTTCGGAGTTCCGTAGGGAAGCACCTCTCCGTGCGCTCCAGCCATAACGGAAGGGTAAAGCGAGTTCACGTCGAAAGAGCATCCGGGGCCGACGATTTGCCCCGCAAACTTAGGGTTGACCGCCGTGAACCCGCCCTTGTAACAGCCGCCTGCGCGCAAGTCGGCATCGTAGTCGGGTTCTGGAAACCAATCACGAAAACGGCGGCGACCGCCTACCGACTTGGTGTATTCCTTGAATGCGTTCGAGCCTGCCGTCATCTTGGTCATGCCTTGTGAGTGCATGATATCGAGGGCCTTCGCTGCAATTTGCACGTCGTGGGAGATATACTCTTTCTCCTCTGACGTCAGCTCATGTCCTACCTCGCGGTACTCCACGTAGTCAAGATCAAGCTTCTCGATTTTGAGGCCGAAGGCCTTAGGGATTGCCGCAATGGGGAGGGGGATTATCTTCAATGAGTCCAGAAACTCCACGGCTTGGGTCTCTGTAAACCAGAGTTTCAACGAATAGAACTGACCCATATCGGATATGAGGGACGTGAACTTCTTCGGCCCGCACTCTTCCTTTACCGGTATCCACTTCCAGCCGTTGTGCATAATGTGCGAGAGGATGAACTTACCATCGAATTTGAGGTTGTGGAAATACACTCGGCTCCCTGCATGTACTTCGCACCAATCCATAAACGTTTCAATTGAGTTACCATATTGCAGATCATCTGGGCGGCCTACCTCGCAAACGGCCCATGCCCATACTCGGCAGTCATCGGCCACAGTCGTTGTCTCGAAGTCGGCAGCATAGCTCGGCACATGTTCATCCTCCCAATCATAGTCATCCCAGCAAAGGGTGTCTAAAAGCTTATCCTCAATCATTTCCTGTAAGCCATCCCCTCTTTATGTTCGATGCAAAGCCAGGAGCGAAGTCTCTTACATCCTGAATTTTCTCCCAGTCATAATACCCCGTCCAATACTCGTAGATGCGCTTTAGCTTATCCTCACGCGCCTGCGGCTCGTAGATATATTCGATATCCGGGGCTTCGTCTATCGACTTGAAAAGCTTATCCAAGTCCTTTTCGGCCATTTCGAGGATGACGTTTTCGATGGTATCAATAACATTGTCATAGTCCTCGAACCCGCCGAACACGTTGCGCATGGCACGCATGTAGTTGGAGTAGTACCTTCGTGCCTTGTCACGACTTGACATGTTCATCTCGCGTGCCATGTTCTGGATGAAACGCCTGATGGCTTTTGACGAAAGCGAGCCTATGGGCCTCTTGTCGGGGGATAGCTTGGCCTGTTCCAAACTGCCCATGCGCCCTTTGGGCTGCTGTATTCCGAGCTTCTTGGCGCGCATGGACTTGGCGCGCTCGCGCACGCTGCGAAGGATAGAGTACTCGCCTCTCTCATAACGCGTGGTGATCGAGGCGTCTGCCTGGCGGACAAGCTCCAGGGCACGGGGCTTTGTGATTCGGTTCAGGCGGTTCACCGTGTTTTTCAGCGCTCGCGAGGTGGTGATATTGGCCTTGACCTCTTGGTACTTGACTTCCGGCGGGAGAAATTCGGCTGCACTCGGATTGGCCTTGGCGGCTTTTCGGATTGCATTGTTATAGCGTCTCACTGCGCTGTTCAGTCGTTTTCGCTGATTGTCAGTCCATGCAATATTATATCCTCGGGGCACAGGTAACACCTCCCCTTTGCGTTGTCGTAGATTCGGAAGCCTCGGGTTTCAATTTGCATGTAGAGCTGAATTGCTGCGAGAATCGACACGTCTATATCAACGTGGAACCTCTTCGTAAAACTATCGTTCAACCAGGGAATACGGATATTGATCTTGTTGTTGAACTTGACAAGATGCGTTGCACTGGAAAATGCAAAGTCATACTTACCGTAAGTTCCGATAAAAGGGGTGTTAGAAAGATCGTATACTACTCCATTTTTGGTCTGCATATTCACCTCCTTAGAATGGATGCTGGCGATGTTTGGAGACGATAGCAAGGCCTGCTTTGTGCATGTAGAACACAATCTCGGAATCCTTGCAGTTGCAATAGGAACGCAAAGCCTCGTTTACTTCTTCTACCGTATCCAAATTAAAGTCGATTCGATCATCTTTCGTGAACATATATTCGAATTCATCTTTATCCTTGTGGTAAACGTAGACGCTCACACACTGCGGTACTGGCTTGTTTCCCCAAAATTCCCTGCGCAGGCAGCGACCTACGCTCATGTAGACGAACTCGCTCATAAGGTCTTTGGATGCAAGGTTCAGCATATTGCGTTTCACTTCGTCTCCTTATGGATAGGGCCGCCGAGGTGGCGGCCCGATTACCTTGATATGCGGATGGATTCAATCTACAAAACGCATTGCGATATAATCGCGATTCTTTTTGGAAGTAACCTTCTCGAAAACCACGCCGACTTCCTTAAGCTCTGCCTCCATGCCATCAGTCTCAATCTGCTTAAGCACATCAGTGACAACGGAGTTACCGAATAAGAAGTGGTCTTTCACCTCTTTCACAATGAACACTGCGTAATCGCCGTTCTCACCAGACAAGAAGGCAAATTCATCAATGTGAAACGCTTCACCAGTGCAGAGAGTAGAAAGATCAATACGGTCACGACCATCCATAAAATCAATGGACTTCTTAAACTTCTTGAAGTAATCAAGCATGTTTACTCCCCTTCCTTGATGACAACGGCTTGCTCCAAAAACTTATCGAGCGGCATAGCGTAGGTGTAAGTGGCCTGCGGCTCCCACTTGATGGTGAGGCCCTTCGGGAGCTTGGAGCCGATTGCCTCGGCCAGAGCCGCGCGGGCCTCGGACTTGGTCATGGACACGGCAAGAGCGGTTGTCTGGGCCACGATCTTAACATCGGGGCCGTTCTCGCCATCCACAAGGTCGTAGGCGGTAATAAGGTAGTCGGTTACAGTGCGGGTGATGTTCTTCATGGTTGTCCTTTCGATTTGGTTAACATCCCTACAGAATTGATTGTACGCCTGGCTGGAGCGGAACGAGCCGGCATCCCTTCTTTTCACAAAATCTTCATAAGGTATCGGTGAACGACTTGTCCTCGCTGATAAGATTAAGGATATATTTCTCATATCCTTTAAACTGCGCCTGAATGAGAGCGTATTCTGCTGCCTCATGATCGGTATCTGCGTAGAAGTCTGTATCTTCTATCGTACACCAATCAAACATGGTGCAGATTCTCACGTTGTATTTCACTTGTGATCCTTTCTGTAGATAGCGTATGCTGACCAAAAGATTATGATTGCGAGGATACAGATTGCGTAGTCAGTCATATCTTGAACATCCCGTCTAGGTCGATTTTAGCGTCCTGTTTGAGAACATTGATTGCTGCCTTCACACGCTTCTTTCGTTCTGCTTTGCTGTGAGCGTCAAGCCGCTTCTCAATGTCGAAAAGCACCTCATCAATTCCTTTCGTTCGGCCAAGTTCGTATGCTGCATGAATGCTGTCAATCTTCCGACATGCTGCTCTTATCTCAATGGCTTCGTAAGGAACTTTATCAACGGTTCTCGTGACATAAGCATAATAATCACCGATATACCTACGAGCTTCTTTGATTTTCATGATTACTCCTTTAACCGAAATACTGACAGAGTGCTGCGATTGCTATGATCATACTTGCCAACCAGGTAAGGCAAATCAAAGCGAAGAAGGTTCCGATCCAGAAGTCACGCCAGCTAGTCATTTTTGGTTCCTTCCCAGTCGGTGGATACGGAGTAGAGCTTGTAAAACCTATAACGCTCAATTGATTTAAGATAATTGATATTTTGATAGTATTTGATGATATATTTCATGCCTCTAGCTCCTTCTCGTACAGAAATTTTCCTTTACAGCCCATTCCGACTGACTCGTAACATTTTACAAAGTCGTAGTCGCATTCTTTAGCAATATTAGCTATTTGCTCATCAGAAAGCCACTCGATCAGAAATTCATCTTTATCGCTATCAGCGTAAAACTCATAGACATAGAATGTCATGATTAAGCCTCCGTCCAAATAACATGCCCGTACTCGTTCAATTCATTCTTCACGCGAATGTTGTTGGCTTTCGCGTATTCCAAAAGTTCTTTGAGAATTTCGTCATGCTTCGACTCGTGACTGTAAGGGCTTTCGATGGTATGCTGAATATCATTCAATTTGCCGATAAGCTCTTGTATAGACATATTACTCCTCCTTAGGTGGTAGGTTCATAAATGGGTTTTCAAAGAGCCGAAGCCTTTTACAACTTCGATGATACGATTATAGCATACGTTTAACGTGTATGTCTAGGGTAACATTATATTAGTTGGTGATTTATGGTGGTGTTGTATGCGGTGATGATCAACGGTGCTGTAGGTTTGGGGAAACAAGGGGTCTAGTAAACTTTCTCTTATACG